GATCATTTTTTCACCGTCTATTCTACCAGATGGTTCTGGATCAGAATAATAATCTTTATATTGGTAACCTTGATAATCAGCACCTGATCCTGGACTACCATTGATTTCTAAAATGTATGGTTTTTTATTGTTTACTATATGGTCAACTCCTACCATATATGCTTTTGAAGCTCTTGAAGCTTTTAAAACTAGTTCATGTTCTTCATCACTTAAAATATAAGGCATTGCCTCGGCGCCTCTATGCGTATTTGATCTAAAGTCATATGAGCTATGTACTCTTTTTGTACTTGCAATAACTTTATTATCTACTACAAAAGTTCTTACATCAAACTTTGTTTCCATATATTCTTGTATTAGTAGTTCAGCACCTAATTTCCACATCGCCTGTACTGTTGCAACCAGGCCTTCATAACTTTCAATCTTAACTACACCAACACCTTGTGTACCTGTTAGTGTTTTTAATATGACAGGAAACTTACCACCAATTAAATCTAAACCTGTTTTTATATTTTTTTCGTTAGATATAAAAGCAGTTCTTGGTGTAGGTATACCATTTTTTTCAAATAGTAAAGCTGATGTTAATTTATTATCACAAGTAAGCATAGCAGCTCTTGTGTTCATCATAAAAGATTGTGAATTTTGAAAGGCAGATATTAAAGACAGTCCAGCTTCGTCTTCCACTGCACCACCTCTTGTTATACAGGCAGTATCTTTACCTACGAAAGTATGTTCACCGTTCTTACCATCGTAGTTAAACACCGTTAGGGTGTTCTTATCTTCATCTTTACCTGTAATAATGGTTGTTTTTGTATTGACTATAACACACTTGATCTTTTGTTTGATACAAGCTTTTTCTATAAGTTCAACAGTTGAATCTTTGTTAGGTTTATCTGAATCGTTTATAGTTAGGATAGCAACTGTCATTGCTTTATCCTTACGTGTCTGTGTATTCTCTGTTATATAGTCTCTAAACTTTGGTATCTGCATTATCTTCCTTAACTATTTTCTTACCTATATTATATTTAGCAGATAATATCCACTCTTTTTTCTCTTTAAATGGTAATACTTTAATTTGTGATAATGGTGCCTTGTTTGATGTTGCTGTTTCTTTTTCAACAATATCTATTAAATTCCAGTCTTGTAACAATATAGCAATAGTATTTCTACGTTGAATATCGTTGTTAATTAGAGTTGCTTTCTTGCCGTCTAAAGCAAATAACTCTTTAAAATGTACTATGTAATATTTCCCTTGTTTATGTAGAATATGACAAGATTGAAATAATGTTTTATCTTTTCTACTTGCGACACCTATTCTAGTAAGTGTTTCTCTGACTTTTAAAAAATCATCTGGTTGGGTTAGAGTTACTTCTAACATACTATCCTGTGACCACTTTACTTCTTCATTCATCTAGTTCTCCCGCCTTTATATGTGGCTTCTTTAATCTTATTAATTTGTTCTTTTGTGAGTATGGTTAGGGCCTGTTTTGCTTTTTCATTACTATAGCCATAATACTCTTTAACATATTCCAAGTCATTTAGTTTTGTTTGCTTAAGCCATTTGCCTCCAAAACGTTTCTTTGGTCTGATACTATTTAGTAAAAAGGTAAACTGTATATCTTTGTCCAAGAAGTGATAACCATTCATTTCATTGGCATGTGGAAGTGTGTCCCAAAACATAGATAAACACTTATTAATGATATATGGAGGGTATTTTTTAGACCAGGCGATATCCGTGGTATCCAAAAGGTTGACTTTTGTTTCGTTAATAGCTTTTAAATAATCTTTCAATTCGTACATAATAAATTCTGGTGCCCTTTGTCCGAGTCGAACAGACGACCTACTGATTACAAATCAGTTGCTCTACCAGCTGAGCTAAAAGGGCTACTTTCTAAATCTCCCTCGTCCCATATAATGGTCTCCAGGTTCATAGTCCCAACGTTTGCCGTGATGTCCTCTGATATCTGCATACCACATTCTTAATTTCACTATAATTTTTCTATAAAATGTTCTTCTTGCCACTTCTTATTCTTGCCTTTGTCTTTAATGTTGTAAATGATATAACTCATTCTTTCATCGTATTTATACATTCACTTATTTAAACTTACAATTAGCCATAATCTCGGTCAAACAAGCGATTACATTGATCTCGTGGTCTGCCACAAAGGCAGCTTTGTATTGGTAACCAGCAATGATCAGTATTGCTTGTGGTACGGATTTAGGTTCTAGGGTTTCATATAAAATATCATAGACACCTCTGAATAAATCAGTAGCGTCCATATCTAAATGTTGAATTACCCACTTTCTCATACTATCAAACTCTTTTTTCTTCAAATGAAGCATAAGATTTTTGTAGTCGGTCTCTTTTAAATTGAATAGAATACCACTGTCAATCTTACCACGTACAGAATACCTTTGAAGTTCGTTAATAGTTCTTCTAAAATCTGGATAATGTTTTTCAATTAACTGAGCTAATGTTTTCTTATCATATTCAATCTCTTGTTCTTTTAACACGCCTTCCATACGTTTCATAAATGCAATAGCAGTCTTCTTAACTTGACCATTAGTGACCTTAAAGTCAATAACAGTACAACGACTATGTAAAGCTGGTATGATTTTGTTCTTATAGTTACAAGTAAATATAAATCTACAGTTATTATAAAAACTTTCTATGAAATTTCTTAAAGCAGGTTGTACTGATTCGGCGTTCATGTAATCTGCCTCGTCAATTATGACTACTTTGTGTTTTGATTCTGTATTAAAAGATACAGTTGTTGCAAAGTTTTTAATCTTATGCCTCAAGGTATCTATTTGACGACCCTCATCTGAACCATTGATTATAATATAATCTAAATTTAGTTCATCACACAAGGCTCGTGCTACAGTTGTTTTACCAGTACCGGCAGTACCAGTTAATAACATGTTTGGTAGTTCTTTTTTAGATAGAAACTCTAGAAATGTTTTCTTTGTTTCCTCTGGTAAGATACAATCGTTTATTGTTTTAGGTCGGTATTGTTCAACCCATAAAAAATCTGTCATTGTCTAACTCCTTAAAATTCAGAGTCAGGTTCTAATGCGATCCAATATTGTACGTTCTTACCTCTAGAAATGAAACTAGATATTTTTGCTTTTGAGATTGCTACATCGTAATCATCTGGTATCATTTTAAAGTTTTCTGATTTAAAGTAAGCAGTAAACTTAACATCTGATTCGCCAATTACAGTAGATACTTCGTTAGAAGATTTATTCTTCTTATCTGTTGCAACAAGTTTAATGTTTTTACCATCACCTATTACAGATACATCTGGTAAATTTAAAGTTGTAACACCTTTGTGTAATTCTGCCAAGTCATCATTCTTTAATGTAAATGTGACATGATTATCTGGCATGTTAATCTTGTTAGGTGTAAATACAGTAGATTTATCAGAAAAGAAATACTTAACTGATTTTCTATTGTTCTTAGCCTCACTGATAGTCATGCTAGCACCACCATTAAATTTAAGTTCGGGACTTTTAAATAAGTCTAACGATCTCAAAAATTGTGGTAGATCATAGATAGCAAATTCACTATCAAATTTTTCTTTTATTTCAGCTTCTGCTAAAATATTTCTCATATTGGAAATAGTTTGTATTTTATTTCCTGGCTTAATCAAAATATTCTGATTGATATCAGAAAAGTTTTTAAGCATTGCGATTGTGTCTGTTGACAAGTTCATAATATATTCACTCCTGTTCATTATTTAATGGAGCGGATACTTGGTACTGCCCCAAGTTCTAAAGATTGGAAATCTCTCATAATACTTTTATACTATATCCGCATTATTGATCCTATTACAGATCAAATAAAAAGTCAAGCCTTAAACTGACCTCTTAATTTCTTCACTTTGTAAGTAAGATAAAACGTTTTCTGGAGAAGAAACACCATATGGATCCGAAGGATCATTGATATCTCTACCAGGTTCTATAAACATTTTTTCTATCTCACAATCATTTATTACAGCTGCATATCTCCAAGAACGGTAACCAAAACCAATGGCCTCTTTAGTAACTAACATGTCTAATGCTTTTGTTAGTTCACCATTACCATCTGGTATCATCTTAACGTTTTGAATATTTGAAGCATGAGCCCATGCGTTCATAACATACGAATCATTTACTGATACACAATAGACTTCATCTATGTTATGTGAAATTTTAAATGATTTACAATGGGTCTCAAAACCAGGTAGTTGTTGTGATGTACAAGTAGGTGTAAAAGCACCTGGTAAACTGAATAAAATTACTTTCTTATTTTGAAATAAGGTAGTAGTTGTTACGTCAACCCACTTGCCATTTTCAAAGGTACACTCGCCGTTTTCTGCTAGGTCGCCTACCCTTGTCTTAAATGTTATATTTGGTATTTTCATAATATACTCTCATTATATAATAAAAGAGGAAGGAAGTCAATGCTCCCTTCCACTTTCTTTTTAG